AATTTCATCAACGGTGTTAGCATCGTTTTGGAGTGCACTGTGGAGACCATGACTCAAGCAGCAGCAATGGCACTTGCACTTTCCCAGCAATGAGGTGATTCACCTGCCAACTGATGCTGAAAGAGCCGCTGCTCTCCGAGCCGCTGCTGACTACTTGGTACAGACCGGTGTGGCTATGACACCCCTCCCTCCTGTCCTAAAGCCCGCCGTGTCCCAAGTAGCACCTACTGTTGTAGAAAATCTTGCACTTGAGGTTGCTAAGATTCTTGGATCCACAGGAAACCCAACCGTGCCTAAACCAAGGAAGAAGCGTAAGGACCCCAAAATGAGCAAAGCACTCAAGCAGGCTAACAATCGCTACCGAAAGAAGAATGGAGCCCTTAGATCAGGTGCTACACAGGCAAAAATCATGTCTTACGCTCACAAACTAAGGAGGAAAATGTGATGAAATCTAGAGATCGCATTCGTACGTTACGTGGAACATATGAATTTCCTGCTCGCGGCGGAGGATCGCCAGCCAATACAGGACGCAGAAACCTCATTCTCGACGATGGTCGTATTAATGTCGGATACAAGATCCTTGAATTCCGTATTTGGAATGCTGATATGGACGGCTTCAACAACGAATTTGAAGCACAGGCACACATTGCCATGGGTCTTGACATAACAAGCGCGTTCAGCGATGCAAGCGACAACCGTGAAATTGCTTGGGCAGCGTATCAAACTGGAACCGAATCGGGAATTTGCTACTTTGATTTGGTAGATCCTGATCACATTGTTGTTCGTGATCTAAACATTATCTTTCCAAGTGTCTCAAACACAAGTGTAGCTCGCGTCAACTACTACATTTTGATGGAAGAATATGACATCACTGATCAAGAAGCGATCATTTCAATCATCAAAGAAGAATCTCAAGATGTGGATAACTGATTTTTCCGGTATTCGGGGTTGAGCGATCTCTGGATCTTCTGATCAGAATAATTCAAAAATTCGATTTTGAGCCAAAAATCCACATTTGGAAAAAGTCTGCAGACTTGCCCTCCCGAAATCCGTCACTTTTTCGTCAATTCGTGTAGGATTAAGGATTTGAGATGATCAGGGCATTCTGATCTTGCGTGGATCGCTGCCAATAATTGACGAAAAGGTATGTCTGCGGGTGAAAATTCCTCACGATCATTGAGATACTTCTGTACTGCTCGACTCACGGTCCTCGATTGGTTCCGTTCTGTTTTCAGTTTGATTGCCAAACTGACTGGAAGTGAAAAGGTCCGGTTGATCTTCATCCAATCAACCTCTCTTTTGCCCAGCAATCTTTGCATGATGATACAAAATTAAAGTTGGCAGGACACAATTGGGGGTCCTTTGGCCAATGTTTTCTCCAATGTTGGCAACGAAATACGGATTCACACCGCGAGCATTTGACGCACATGCTATTGCGTTTTGTCGATTACTTATGTAAGTATCTTGATCTAACGCACAAGATAGGCATATTCGTGGTACTGCGTCCCACAAAACCGCCACGACCGGCATACCTCAAGGGTGGTAAGCAATCCACTACTACTAAAAACCAAACCCTATCATGATAGGTTCATGGCACGAACTGATTCGTTTTTCATCCGAGCATCTGTAGACAGCAATGGAACAACCTACGCACAATCCGCCGTTGATCTTGGCGCGTATGTCGATGCACTGGGCAAATCTGTCCTCCGCATCCACAACATCTCCGTTCAATATGGCGATCCATTGGAAGCCTACGCAGGTGCTGTTGACACCTCCGGTAGCGCATACTTCCAATTGACCACACAATCGCAAACACAAGCAGTAGACATTGCTAACCGCTCCGTCATTGCATCGGGCAGTCTTGCTATTGCTACCGGTACCGCCATCGTTGAGATGATGGACTCCTCACTCGATGTTGGACCACAACACTGGACTGACGGGTACCTCGTGGCCGTCGAGCAACTCTACCTTGGCGTAGATCAGACGTTTAATTTCATCAACGGTGTTAGCATCGTTTTGGAGTGCACTGTGGAGACCATGACTCAAGCAGCAGCAATGGCACTTGCACTTTCCCAGCAATGAGGTGATTCACCTGCCAACTGATGCTGAAAG